CTGTTACGTCGGTTGAAGAATTTAACACATATGCTGACAATGGTACTCCCATTTTGTTTGCTAGCAATCAGTACATTGTTGATACTACTGGCCCTTTCGGTCGCATATCTCTACCAATAGGTGGGGTGTGGCCACCAACAATTTTAAGAAAAGTAAATGGAATAGAAATAAAATTCACCGCAGGATTAGCGGACAGTGCTGCGAATCTTGCAGCCGATGTTAAGCAAGCAGTTTTAGAATACGTTGCAAATATGTTTGAGAAGAGGGGCGATGAGTCCAAGGACAAAACAGTCGTTCCGAATGCATCATTATATTTATTAGAACCTTATAGGCGATTTAAGACCGGAGGGCGATTGCTTGTATAAGATTCAAGAGCTTAGACATAGGATAGACTTTCAGAGCCTACAAAAGACTGCGGATGGGCAGGGTGGGTTTACAAGCGCTTGGGTAACATATCAATCATGCTGGGCTAAAATTAAAAACGCCTCAGCAGTAGAGCGAGTGTATGGTCAGAAATTAGAAGATAATTACACTCATGAAATTATTATTAGAAACACATTAGATCATGCGATTCAAAAAGCCAGCGATAGAATATTGTTCGGCACTAGAATATTTCAGATAGATACAATTCAATTCATCGATGAGAGAAAATGGTGGATTAAAATTACAGCTATGGAGGGAGTCGCATCGTGAAGTTTTCAGGCTCCGTATCTGTTAAAAGCAAGCTCTCTAAATTCACCTCATTCACTAAGAATTTAGACAAGATAATGAGTCAAGCAAACGGCATGGCAGCTCTTGAAATTAGAAACACTGCTGTCGAATTAGTCGCAGAGAATGGCGATGGACCAAAGCAAATCAGATACAATCCTAAACGAACGGTGAATGTATCTAATCCAGGCGAGCCGCCAAACTCAGATACAGGCAGGCTGATGCAATCAATTAAAGTAGAAAAAGATGGGTTGGCTTATTTAGTCGGCACGAATTTAAAGTATGGCGCTTGGTTAGAGTTTGGAACTAAGGACATGGCACCTAGACCATGGTTGTCGGTAGCAGTTAGAAAGACTGCGAAGCTTATAACTGAATTTAGAGAAGTTGCTCTAAAAAACTTCATAAAGGAGTTTAAGTGACCTGGGCACCGTTAGAATTACAAAAAACAATTTATGAAGAGCTGACCGCAGATGTGACCTTAATGGCATTGATCTCTGGGGTATTCGATAGCACATCGGTCCCTCAAGATCAGGCGTTCCCATATGTGACCATAGGTGATGGTCCGATGGAGGATAGGTCAAATCACACATGGCGAGGACATAGCGCAGATTTAACGATTCATGTTTGGTATCGAGAGAGTGGCCGTGGCCGTAAAAAGGTCCAGCAAATTCAGGCAGAGATTGATAGAATCCTACATGCACAGGATATTTGTGTAGACGGATGGAATATTGTTAGTTTTCGACAACGGTTTGTCGATGTTATTGTAGATAATGATGATGTAACATTACATGGAATTCAAATTTTTAACCTATTGATAGGGGAGGCATGACATGGCAGTTTGCAATACGAATCAGAAAGAAATCGGTGGTAAGGATTTAATCCTTAAGAAGTGTAAGGAATTTTCAAACGTTGGTATCACCGATACTGATGCTGAAATCACAGTGACCGGACATGGCGCTAAAGTTGGCGACATCGTAAAGTTTCAAGCGGTTGGAGCTTTGACCGTAGTAAACACTACTTCTTATTACTCAATCGTCAGCGTTCCTGATGCAAATACAATTACCATCGCTGCTTCTCCTGGTGGAACTGCACTAGTAATGGATGAGACAATCGCTACTTTAGAAATTCTTATTTTCAGAACTCTTGGTGGTTTGCGATCTAAAGAATTATCATTCAGCTCTGAGGCTGTAGACGTGACAAACGTAGACTCTGATGAGTGGAAATCAATGCTTGATAATTCAGGTGTTAGATCAGTTTCTGTATCTGGATCTGGAGTTTACACTTCTGAGCTAGTATTTAAAGAATTCAGAACTGACTTTTTAGCAAACGCGATGACTTGTATCATGCTATTAGATGCAAAAACTAAAGAAGTTATCGAGGGCTGCTTTAAAATCAGCGAGCTTTCTATTTCTGGTGACTACGATGCAGAAGGTCAATACTCAATGAGCGCAGAAAGCTCTGGACCTGTTACAATTTTTGCGTTCCCTTAATATGAATGGCAAATAAATTTCGTAATGAATTAGAGATAAAGGTCGGTGATGTAAATATACTTCTCCGACCAACGTTTGAGAACTGTGCGAATCTTGAGGCAGGGCTTGGATATGGTCTCCCGATGTTAGCGTGGAGACTTTCTAAGCAGCAGATGCCTTCTATGACAGACGTTGCAAAGGTTATTTATTTTTGCCAGGCCGAGAAAAAGCTAACCCTAGAACAAGTCTGGGATTTAGTTATGTCTGAGGGTGTATCAATCACAACTGATATTCTTAGATTTACGGCACAAATTACGGCAGGCGATAAAACCGCATCGACCTCTGTCCCAGAAGCAGTAAAAAAAAACTAGCTCAAGAACCACAAGTTAAAGAAGTGCCGTGGGATTTGCTTTTAGCCCTCGGAGTAAATAGACTAGGGCTAAGAGTGAGCGAATTTTGGAGCATTACATTTGCTGAATGGTACGCTCTATACAATGCAATCCTCGGCAAAGAGAAACCGATGAGCAGCATGGATGTTCACGCACTTGAGGAGGCTTGGGTAAATGGCAACACTAGAGGAATTAGTAGTCAAGCTTGAGGCCGATAACGCTAAATTAATCACCGCTCTCGAAGAGTCAGCAAAAGTCACCGCCAGATCTTCTAAACAGATGGAAGATTCTATTTCTAAATTCTCAGAAGAGGCGAGCAAAAAAACTTCTAAATTCGATGATGTAATGACAGTTTTCGCAGGAACAACTCTTGCGAATGTAGCCGTTGGTGCATTTAATCTAGCCGCTGATGCAGCTTCTGCGTTCATGGGAATGCTTGGAGATGGCATCGGCGAGGCTGCTGGGTTTGAAAAAGAGATGGTAAAACTTGCCAATTCTCTAGCGCTGAGTGGGAATTTCTCAGACAAAGCGGCTCAGGATTTACAGAACTACGTTGGAGCGATGGAGGATTTGTCCGGCATCGATGATCAAGTAATTGCTGGGAATCTAGCGATGCTTTCTTCGATGACAAAGCTAGATGCCGAGGGCTTGCAAAAAGCTCAAAGCGCAGCCCTAGATTTGTCCGCAGCGATGGGTATTGACCTAGCAACTGCTACTAAAATGGTCGGAAAAGCAGCAAGCGGTGAGACTGATAGCTTTAAAAAACTAGGTATTTCAATTCAAGAGACAGGCGATAAGTCGCAAACCTTTGCTAATACTTTGAGCACTTTAGAGTCTCGATTCGGTGGGGCAGCCGGTGGGGCAATGAAAACCTTTTCTGGTGCCATGTTATCCGCACAGAATGCCGTCGGGAATCTATTTCAGGCGCTGGGTGATGTAGTTACATCAAATCCGGCCGTAATCGCTGTATTGGGCGAATTAACGAAGATTATAAATGAGATGAAATCCTCGGTTGAAGGCAATGCGGATTCCCTTAAAAAAGGATTTGCCGAAGCATTGACCACAACATTGATGGTAATGGAGGCCGTAGCCGGAGGGGTAGAAGAGTTTGTTCGTATCATGGTGGCTGGGTTTAAGACCATCTATCTAGGGGTTCAGGCAACGGTGGATTCATTTCAGGCTATGAAGGCCGTAATGTCTGGCGACTTCGCTGGCGCTGCGGATGCCTTTAAAGAGACCGGAGAAGTATTCGAGTCTTTAGCCGAAACCACTAACTCAACTGGTGGGGTTGTTAGCTCTACGCTTGGGAAAATAGCGAGCGCATCGCAGACCGCAACTGCTACGATGGATTCTAGCTTAAAAGCGGTTCAGCCAACGATAGAGAATGTTAAAAACAAGGTTGTAGAATTAACCTTTGCCGAGCAACAAAGAGCTAATGCTGCCAAAGAATTTGCGAATACTCTTCTAGAGAGCAGTGTTTCAGTTCAAAGCGCATATCAAATGCAGCAAGATGCTCTGCAAACTTCTTACAACAGCGACATTATTAATTTCGAGACTTACAAAGCGGCAAAACTACAATCGCAATTAGATTATTTTGCTCAAGAACAGGCGATGCTAGATCAAGCTCGCGCGAATAATTCAATTACAGAACAGCAATATGCAATGGCACAAAGCCAATTAATGCAGCAACAAGCAGTGCAAAGATTCAAAGCTGTTACTGATATGAATAAACAAGAAGAGGTTTTAAGCAAACAGCGAACAGAGAATTTAAAATCTACATTCGGCACTATCGCAACATTACAGCAATCTAGCTCTAAAGAATTGCAGGCGATAGGCAAGGCTGCGGCTCTCGCGCAGGCGACAATGGATGGCTATGCAGCAGTTCAGAAAGCATTATCATCCGCACCGCCTCCGTTCAACTTCGCACTTGCTGCTGTGGTTGGGGCTGCTACGGCTGCGAATTTAGCTAAAATTTCTTCAGTCGGATTAAAGTCAGGTATCGACTCGGTTCCTGGGGTTGGATCTGGTGACTCATTCCCTGCGATGCTAGCGCCAGGGGAGCGAGTAGTCCCTTCAGAAACAAATAAAGATTTAACTGATTTCTTAAGCAAGCAAACTCAGGGCGAATCAAGCCCAATATTTAATCTAAATTTCTATGGCCCAGTATGGAGCGACAAAGCTAGCGCAGGGGCAGAAATTGTAGATGCGATTAACGAGGCAATTGCTAGAGGAATGTCTGTGAAACTAGGGGCAGTATGAGTAAAATAACCACGCTTAGTTCTTTTTATTACGGATTTACGGTCACTAAAGAAAATTATTCTATTAATTTCAACGAAGGTGCTGGCGAATTAACTGCTTATGTAAAGATCGGAGACTATACAGCAGAGCAATACGTAGACGCTGTTGCGACTGCGATGACTCTTGCAGGCACTCAAACTTATACTGGTTCATTCAATCGCACGACTCGCAGGATGACAATCTCTGCACCTAGCAACTTCTCTCTGTTAGCAAATACTGGATCGCAAACATCAGTCGGCATATGGGTAATGTCTGGTTATTCAACCGCTAGTGATAAGACTGGAGCGAATACATATTTAGCAGAGGGCGTTGCAGGCAGCGTATATAAAACTCAAATGCCATTTAATAAATATATTGCTCTAGAGGACTATGAGGTGAAGGAATCCGCTGTGGTTAATCTTTCCACATCAGGAATAGTTCAGACTTTACAATTCGGTGATGGTCAAAGGATGCAATGTAATATCGGTCTCTGATACACATCTGACGCTGCCGATGATACTCATAGTGTAGATCTCGTGGGTCGCCGTATCATAATACAAAAAATGATTATGCTTTAAGCATATAATCCAATATAATCACTTATTACACACAATCCGACACGCATAACAATTAACATCAA